CAGTAAGGTCACAAATGGCAAGTGCTGTATCCAATCTACTAATATATCAAGGTTCTGACTTTATCATCGACTTTACAGTTGAGAACGATAATGGCACAGAATTTAATCTGACTGGGTATTCAGCAGCATGGTTGATTAAGAAGCATTATACAAGTAGCACATCGACTACTGTAACTGCTGCAGTTTTATCTCCCGCTACAAGTGGAAGAATACAACTATCTCTAAACAATTCACAAACCGCTGCTATGAAAAGTGGTCGGTATGTATATGACGTCGTAATAACTTCTAGCACAGGAATCAAATCCAGAGTCTTAGAAGGTTCAGTAAGCGTACTTGAGGGAGTAACACTTTAAATGGCAAGACTAAGATTTGGAGACCAATCAGTTCCAAGAGTCACCCGTGTCGCAACAGGCGGTGGTGGTGGAACGATTGGTGGAATGTCAGACGTAGATTTGACAGACACATCACAAGGAGGACTAGCAAATGGTTCAGTCCTTGTATATGATGCAGCACAAACAAGATTTGTGGCCACTAACGTATTAAACGACATAACAGTAAATGGGGGTAGCTTCTAATGGCATCCAATATTCTAATTAAAAGGAGTACTGGTTCAACCGCACCTGGTAGTATTACATTTGGTGAACTCGCCATTACTACAGGAGCAAACGGAACTCAGGCAAACGCAGGAGACAGACTATTTGTTGGAGACAACAATGGTGCTGCACAGATTGTAGGTGGTAGATATTTTATGGACATGTTGGATCATGTTCATGGAACACTTACTGCTAGTTCATCTGTTATCGTAGATAGTAATTCAAAGATTGACACATGGAACGTTGATGACATCACCCTCGATGCAAACGTCATTACAACTTCCACAACAGATGCTGACCTTATCTTCCGTGCAAATGGCACAGGTAAGTTAGTAATCGAAGATGGTCAGGAACTAGAGTTTGGAACTACAGGAGATGTAGAACTCTCATTCAATGACTCAGATGCAGTTTTAGACATCAAGCGTGTAGGAGCAACAACCCCCGACTTGCGTATCGCTGATGATATGAAACTAAACTTTGGTAATACAAAGGATGCTTCTATCAGATATGACGAGACAACTACTGACAAGATTCAAGTAGAAGGTGCAGACTGGAACTATGGTACAGGTGTACTAGTCAACTTTGCTGACACTACAGATGCTTCTAACGTTGCCACAGCAGGTGTTACATTTGCAGGTGGTATTGGTGTTGCAGCAACTGCATGGATCAAAGACCTCAAGGTTGATGATAATACAGTTCTTGGTACTGCTGATACAGATACACTAGAAGTTAATGCAACAACTACCTTCCAGAACGGTGTAACCTTTAATGGAACTACAAACATTTCTGGTAATACATCTCAGACTGGTTCTATTGAAATTGATAACCTTAAGTTAGACGGAAACGTACTTTCTACTATCAATAACATACAAGAATTGATTATTGACCCATATCCTGCAGGTGGTGACGCTGATGGTTTGGTCATAATTAAGGGTGACTTACAGATTGATGGTACTACAACTACAGTTAATAGTGCTTCAATGTCTGTTAACGATCCTACTATTGAATTGGGAGATCCTACTACACCTGTTACAGTTAAAACTCTTGCTACCTTTGCAGGTAACGCAACAGTTGATGTTGCAGTTGATGCAGTGGAGCAATTATCAGTCGGTGATTCAGTCACTGGTACTGGTATTCCTGGTGGTACAACAATCTCTGCTATTAACACAGGTACAAAAACTATTACATTAAGTGCAGCAATTACTGCTGACCAAGTTGTAGGTGCTACCTTAGTTACAGTTAGAGGTGCTGATGATGCAATGGATCGTGGTGTTAAAATCCACTACAATGTATCTGGAACCAATCAATTTGGTTTCTTTGGTTATGACCGCACTGGTGGTGGTGATGGTGCAGGTGCTTGGACATTCATTGAGAATGCTACAGACACTGGTACTGTTTTTGGTGTAACTGGAAACCGTGGTACTGTTCTTATCGGTGATCTTGAACTGGACACTGACCTTGAAGTTCAGTTCGGTGGTACTGGTGCAGGTACATTTACCTCAAATGGTATTGTATATGGTAATGGCACAAGCCCTCTACAGGTAACTGCAGAAGCAAACATGGCATCACCTGGTACTGGAAATGATGCTACCACATCATATCAAGTATTGACTGTTACTTCAGCTGGAGTCCCAGTCTGGACAAACACCCTCGATGGTGGAACTTTTTAAATTTTGAATTATGAATGTACAAATCGTTATTAATACACTACAAAAGAAAATTTCTGAATTGACTTTAACAAATGTGATGTTAGAAGCACAAATAGCTGACTTACAAAATCAGTTAAATAGTATGAATCAAGACCAAATTCCTGAGAATGCTCTAGATGGCAACGAGAATCAAACTGAAGAGATCGACGACAGCAGCAGTCGTCCCGACAACTTCTAATTTAGAAGATGGCGAAATAGCTCTTAATATAGCGGATAGAAAACTATACGCTAGAAACGGATCAAATATAATAGAGGTTGCTAACCAGAAACCCAATACGGGTGAGGTGGTTACATCCATGCTTTCCACTGACATAACAAATGGTCAGGGGAATACTTATTATGTCGCGTCAGTAGGTTCAGATAATAATACTCTTGCTAATGGTGGTAATGCAGGTCTACATCCAGATACACCATTCCTTACTATTACAAAGGCACTTGGAACTGCTACAGCAGGTGATACAATTATAGTTGCACCAGGTGAGTATCAAGAAACATTCCCAATGACTGTACCCGACGGAGTTACTCTTCGTGGTACTAATTTACGTTCTACATCTGTAAAACCAACAGGTGTTACTAATGCTAACACTGCATTTAAACTTTCAGGAGACTGTCACGTTTCCGATTTAACAATCAAAGATTTCTATTATGATAGTTCAAATGATGACGGATATGCGTTTGAACTTATCACTTCATTAAATTCTACACAGAGTCCATATATCGAGAGATGTACAGTTACAACAAAAGGTAGTGTGACTAGTGCATCAGACCCTTATGGGTATGCACAGGGAGATGCAGGACGTGGTGCTAAGTTAGATGGTGCAAATATTGCAGCAGCATCACAGCATAGTTCTGTTTTATTCAATGAATGTACATTCATTACACCGAATCAGATTGGTGTAATTGCAACTAATGGTATAAGAGTTGAGTGGTTAAATTGCTTTAACTATTTCGCATCCATAGGTATTCAAGGTATCCAAGGTGCTACTGGTAAGTCTGGAACAGGTAATACAAGATTAAAACTAGGTGGAGTCAGTGGAACATTCTCTTCATCTGAGGTTACATATCAATTAGAGGACAGTTTCCAGTCAGGAACCTATGCTAGATCAGGTTCTACTGTTACATTGACAAGAACTGCACATGGTTTAGTATCTAACGACTACATCTATGCAGATCACATCAGTGGTTCTGCTACAGATAATTTCTATCAAGTTACAAAGGTAGACAATAATACAGTCACATATACAGATGGTGCATCTGGAACAACATCTGGTAATGTTACTTACAAGAAGGCAGTTGCACGAGGTGTAGTTTCTAGTAATGATGGAACTTATATATTCATCACTGGTAAAGGAACTGGAGCATTTACTACAGTCAATAAATCTGCAAAAACCTTAAGTAGATTTGGTGACTCACAGTTAGATACAGCACAAAAGAAATTTGGAACATCATCTATATTATTAGACGGAACTGAAGATAACGTAAAAGTTCCAACTTCAGAAGACTTTGGATTTGGTACATCAAACTGGTGTTTAGAAGCATTCATAAGACCAAACAGTGTAACAGGTATACAACATATATTTGATTTAAGAGACGGTTCTGCCACAGATACAGCACCTAAGTTATATTTGAATGGCACAACCCTTCATTATGGTGTAGGTAACTCATCAACTCGTAGTGGTGGTACTTTATCAACTGGTACATGGTATCACGTTGCAGTGGCAAGAAATGGTGGTACAACAAAATTATTCTTAGATGGAGTAGAGTTAGGAACTGGTGCAGATACTAATGACTATGGTTCTACTAAACCAGTTATTATAGGTTCAGACTTTCAGGCATCTCCTACAGAAGCATTTAACGGACATATTGACGAAGTAAGAGTAAGTAAAGCTGCTGCTCGTTTCACTGCAGGATTTACCCCTACAACAACCGAATATGGTTCTGACTTGAATACAGTGCTATTGCTTCATGCGAATGGCACAGACGCTTCTACGACCTTTACAGACGCATCTGGTGGTATATCTGATATTAGATCTAATGGTGGAGATTCTGCTACATCTGTTATCACTGCTGACTACTCAGCATTCGGTGCTGAAGTTCGTTCAGTTGCATCTGCATGTGTATATGGACAGAAGGGTGTACAGGCAGATGGTTCTGGTGTAAAACTTATTCTTACATCACATAACTTTGGTTATGTTGGATCTGGTTCAGACTTTACAAATGACCCATCTCTTGCTGTTCAGAATAATGAGGTAGAAGAACTTAATCATGGTAAAATATTATTCTCTTCTACAGATCACCTTG